AGCCTGCCACTACATCATCAAATGGTTAGACAGCGATGACAATGACAACTAGCCTCGGCGTGATTCCGCCGTAAAGGAATAAGAAAACCCTCGGACTGCCATCCGAGGGTTTTCGCTTTGGTGAGTTCATTGATAGAAACATCACTATTTCCTTTTGCCTACTGGCATTATAGCATATGCATTATTGAAATGCAATATTCAAAAGAAAAATGGAATTTTACGCATTCGGAGTCTACTCCATAACCTATTTCGATATAATCTATCATTTCCCACTATGAACTACCATTATATGGTAATTTATAGCGGAAGGAGCAATGGCGAATGATAAAGATTTTACTGTCGAAAAAGCTTGGCGAGTTGCGGCTGACGCAGGCAGATCTTGCGCGAGCTACCGGCATACGTCCGAACACGATCAATGAGTTGTACCACGAACTTGCGGACAGGGTGAACTTGGAGCATTTAGATCTGATATGCGAAGCACTGGACTGTGAGTTAGACGAATTGATCGTGCGGATACCGAACAGGGAATCTAACATTACTCACACGAGGCGTGGAAATCAAAAAACGCATGAAAAGTGCCGCTGCAACGGTACTAAGGAATGAGAAAGAGAGAGGCTACGCCCTCTCTTTTCCCGTTTCTGCACGATTTCGGATAAGGGATTCTATTAGATAATCCTCATCAAGATGGAAATCCGAGTATCCACGCAATATAGTACGCAGATATTGTTCTGATGGTACTCCGGGAGCAGCGTCAGGGCGCATGATATACACCATTGCTTTAACCCTTGAACCATCTTTCAGGTGAGCATATACATTTCTCTTCTGATAAAAACCAGGATATCCCTCATACATATCAAGAAATCTTTCATCGTATTCGGTAATTTCCCATATCCCAATAGGAACACGGCATCCTGTTTTGTAACGGATGGACGCATATGCTCCGGTCTTGCTCCCGCGGTATATTAACTGCCAGTTGTCCAGATATCCGGATTGGACCGGACAAGCTAAAGGACATCTATATTTCATCTGTTCCTTATCTAAATTGCTCCCATATGCCACATACAATTTCATGATAATCTCCTTTCTGTGGATCATGCAGCCGCGATATCCATCGCATAATTTTTGAATCGTCTTGTTAAATGGTACCTGCAGGTCTTAAATTCATCCCCGTATAATCCAAGTCTGTTTGTTAATATGTGATACATCAGCGTTGCCTTTTGAGCAGATGTGTATCCGGAAACACTTCTAAAAACGATGCGCCCCTCAGATTCAATGGCCCACGCCGACAAAGCAAGACAAAACTGTACATATGCCTTTATTTTCCCTGCGTGTAAAGTACTATTGAATAATCTGAATTCGACCGTACCTTTAGAGAAAAAGCTGTGGAGGTTGAGTGCGTGATATCTTGTCTGATTGTAATGCTCGTGATTGATGCCTCCGCAGTAATCATCATTTGAATCGCTGTACCAAATTTTTTCAATATCGTTTTTACTAGGTTCCCTACGGCTTTTCATG